GAGTTGAAGGACAACCACCTGATCCCGATCCAGCAGATGGGGATTCCGCCCGAGGTTGCGGTGTGGAAGGAGACGGACCGCAAGCTGACGTTTTACAACGGAGCGTTCTTGCAGTTTTGCTTTGCCGAGGATTTGGGGGACATCTTCAAGTACCAGGGCGCGGAGATGCATTGGCTGGGCATTGACGAGGCTGCGCTGTTCATGCCCGAGCAGATCAAGTTTCTGCGGACGCGGGTGCGGCTTGGGAGGTTTGAGCCGACGCAGGAGAAGATGTTCCCGCGGATCGTGATTGGGAGCAATCCTGGCGGTCCTTCGCACAACTTCTTGCGTGAGGTGTTCATCGAGCAAGCGCCTCCGATGCACATGTTCCACGATCGGACGACACAGTCGAAGAAGGCGAAGGGGTGGACGAGCGTGTACATCCCTGCGCGGATGGACGACAACCCATACCTGGATGTTGATAGCTATGAGGGATCATTCACGGCTTTGTCAGCCGAGCGAGCCAAGGCCCTGCGAGATGGCGACTGGGATGTGGTGGCAGGGGCCGCACTCAGCATGCTGGAGCGGGGGCGGCATATGGTACGGCACTTCAAGCCACCCCGGCATTGGACACACATCATGGCTATGGACTGGGGAACAGCCAAGCCTTTCTCGATCGGCTGGTACGTGGTGAGCGAGGGGGCGGTCCTGGCGGCGAAGGATGGGTTCCCCGATGTGCGATTGCCGAAGGGGGCGATCGTGCGGTTTGCCGAGTGGTATGGGTGGTCTGGCGAGGCGGATACGGGGTGCCGGATGTCATCGAGCGAGGTGGCGCGGGAGGTGCTGAAGCTGGAGGCGGAGATGGATCTGCCGCCGATCGATGTCCGCGTTGCTGACCCGCAGATGTGGGCAAGCCAGGACGGGCCGAGTCCGCAGCAGAACATGCGATCTGCGACGAACGGGGTGTTTATTTTGCGGCAGGGGCGAAGGGATCGGAAGGCCAACTACACCGAGGTGATCAACCGCCTTGTTGGCGAGCCGGATGAGCATGGCGTGGTGAGGCCGATGTTCTACGTCACGGCCAACTGCCGGCACTTCTGGCGCACGGTGCCTGGCCTGGTGCTGGACACGCTTGAGCCTGACAAGGGGCCGTCAACGCGCACGCAGGAAGACCATATTTATGACGAGGTAGGGTTTGGGCTGGCGACATATTCGCGCGTGACAACCGCCCAAGATCGGTATAGGGATGAGATGCTTGAGTTGGCCTCCGAGTTCAGCGGCGGGGGCGCTTCAAGAGATCCATATGCGGTCAGGTCCAGGAGGGGACGATGAGGCGCGTGTTGTTTTCTGATGCGTTGAAGTTTGTGGACGAGCGGGAAGGCCCGTTCACAGCGTTTGACGTTGCCAAGGCGCTTGATGTGGACAGAAACCGAGCTGTCAATGTCGTCGCTCAGATGGTTGCTAAGAAGAAAATTGCTGCGATTGGTTGGCAAACCGAAGGTCACGCCACTTGCCGGATCTACATCAGCGCAAAGGGCCTTGTTGAGGGCTACAGGTCCGAGATCCCTGACGTTGAGCGCGCGTGGCGCAAGCTGATGGGCGACCAGCGGTACACCGACTGGGTTACAAATGCTCCGCTTAACCGGCTGCTGCCGCCGCCGTCGTTGGGTCACGGGAATCAATGGTGACCCATGCTGCTCAATTTCTTCATTCCGAAGGGCGCTCCGCATAGGGTCGGGGAGACGCTTGCAAACGAGTTCTATGGCGCGCGTGCGGTCCACCACGGCGCTGCCCTTGCAGACAACAACATGCACTACGGTCTGCTTTACGCTGAAGGCTTGCGCGAAAAATGCGCCGAGCAAGGCAAGCGGTGGATTCACGTAGACCACGGCCACTTCAAGCGGTCGAGAGATCCGGCCCAGGCGACGGGCTATTACCGATTTTCGCCGGAAAGTCAGGCGAGCGGCTTTGTTGAGCCAACCATGCGCGATACATATCGGCTCGAAAAGCTGGTCAAAAGGGGAACAATTCTCCTCGACCGGCCGATTGCCAGCACCGAGTCAAGGATCATTGCTTACCAGCCGCCAAGTCCGTTCATGCGCGACCATTTTGGCCTGTCGCATGACTTTGATGCGGTGTGGACGCGGGCGGCACAGCAGATGTTTCCTGAGAACGACATGCTGATCGTGCCGAAGGGGCCAAAGGACGTGGCGTTCTTTGACAAGATCTGCGCGTTTGTGTCGTTCAACAGCACGGTTGCCTTTGCGTGCATGGAGCGTGGCATCCCGGTGATGTTTACGGCCCCTATGACGTGGTTGCCGAGGAATGCGCGCGTGTGGTCTGGGGACGAGTCCGTGCGAAAGCGCGTGTTTGCGTGCATTGCCGGCAGGAACTGGACCGTGAACGAGATGGCGAACGGCGAGGCGCTGTTTCACATGATTGACAATGGCGTGATCAAGAGGAGGGACGAATGATCAAGGCAAAGTCGGCAAAGGCCAAGGGGCGCAAGCTGGAGCAATGGATCGTCAAGGAGCTTGAGGCGATCGGCATCCAGGCGCGGCGTCAACCAGGGTCCGGTGCGTTTGAGGCGTTTCCCCATGATGTCGAGGCTGTGTTGCCTGACGGCGGGCGGATTTTGGTCGAGGCCAAGCAGCGCAAGGACGAGGCCTGGGCAACGGGCGAACGGTGGCTTGGACAGGCGGATGTGCTGGTCGTGAGGATTGACCCTGAACCCGGTCGTCCGTCGAAAGAGCCGCGGGTGTACATGACCTGGTCCACGTTTGCGAGGTTGGTGAAATGACTGCAACGCAGCACATCACCCAGGCCCGCCGGCTTGGATACCTTCGCATGGCGGACAAGCGGCGCGGATGGCGCTGCAAGCCGTTGTCTGTGCCGCAGAACATCAACCCCCTCGTACGGGAGTTGTTTGAGATCTTTAACCGGGACAAGTTCCTGACGTTGAACCTGATCTGCGAGAAGTCTGGCCTGTCCGTGGACACGATCAGCCAATGGCGTTACGGCCATGCCCCGCAGTTGGTAAGTTTCGAGGCGGTGCTGAACTCGGTTGGGTATCAACTGGTGATCAAGCCGATGAAGAGGGGCAAATGATCATCAACGATTTTGCAGCGCAGCATAAACTCGCGCCGCTCAAGCTGCATCTTGGGTGCGGTGCAAGAAAGCTGCCTGGGTGGGTCAACATCGACAAGTTTGATTACGACCCCGCCGATACCAGCAGGACGGGTTCTGACTATGACATCCAGGCCGATATCTGCGACCTGCCCGTGCGGGACGGGACGGTGGATCAGATCCTTCTTGTCCATGTGGTCGAACATTTCACCCGCTGGCAGACGATCGACAACCTGCGGCATTGGAAGAGCAAGCTCCGAGAGGGTGGGTTGCTTTTGGTCGAGATGCCTGACTTGGACAAGTGCATCGAGTGGTACTTGCGCGGGCGCGACGCTCCGCACATCGACACGAAGATCGGCCCGCAGAACATGGGCAAGACCCAGTTCTATGGGAACCAATGGGACCGGCTTGACTACGAGACCCACCGATACGTGTGGACCGTGAGCGAGTTCCTGCGCGAGTTGAATGCGGCTGGGTTCGTGGTCAAAGAGGCCAGCCACGACGCCAAGTTCCACCAGAAGGGGCGCGACATGTGGATTGTCGCGAGCGTGCCATGAGCAACCTTGAGCAGTACAAGAAGATGCACGACCAGGGGTTGTTCCCTGGCCATTCGACTGCCAAGAACTCGGAGCAGATCAAGGCCCTGATTGATCAGTACGGGGCAAAGACGCTTCTGGATTACGGCAGCGGCAAGGGCTTGCAGTACAAGGAGCAGAAGCTGCATGAGGCATGGGGGGTTGAGATGCCCACGCTTTACGATCCCGCCGTGCCTGGGATCAACATGCTGCCGAATGCCTTCCGCGGTTTTGATGGCGTTATCTGCTGCGATGTCCTTGAGCATTTGGAGGGCAAGGAGATTGAGGATGCCATCTTCAACTGCCGGCTCATGGCGCGGAAGTTTGCGTTCTTCTCAATCTCGACCAGGGCGGCAAAGAAGACGCTTCCGGATGGGCGTAACGCGCATCTGACCATCCGCCCTGCCGACTGGTGGCGCGGCGTGTTTGAGCAGCATGTGTTCGTTCCCACCAAAGCCCCTGTTCACCTCGTCTTCGATGGAGACTGACATGGAACCATTCCCGTACTGGATCGGGTACGACGGGCGCGAGCGTGATGCTTTTGATGTTGCGTCGTTTTCCTGCCAACGAAAGTCGACAATTTCGTTGTACATCAGGGCCTTGAAGCACAAGGAGATGCGTGCGGCAGGGTTCTTCAACCGCGAATGGACGGTCAACAAGGACGGGACGACGATCGATGTTTTGGACGGGCGACCGTTCAGCACGGAGTTCGCCTTCACGCGGTTCTTGGTGCCGGCGCTCCAGCGGTATCAGGGGTGGGCGCTGTTCACCGACTGCGATGTCCTATGGGTGGACAACATAGCCTCGCTGTATTCGGCTGCGGACGATCAGTACGCGGTGATGGTGGTGAAGAATACCCACGTCCCGACCAACGTGCGGAAGATGGACAGCCAGGTCCAACAGGCATACCCGCGGAAGAACTGGTCGTCCGTGGTCCTGTGGAACTGTGGGCATCCGGACAACCGGGCGCTGACGCCAGAGGTCGTGAACACGGCCAAAGGGTCGTTCTTGCACGGGTTTGAGTGGCTTCCTGACAACAAGATCGGGGCGCTTGAGCCGGGGTGGAACTACTTGGTTGGCCATAGCTCCAGGAAGGTCAAGCCGCGGTTGTTGCACTACACCGATGGCGGGCCGTGGTTCGATCACATGAAGAACGTGCCGTTTGCCGGCTGGTGGACGAACGAGTACGACCACATGATGCGGGTCAAGGGGAGGTTTGATTGAAAGTCCTGGTTGTTACAAGCTGGTCTGACGCCGGCTATGAGCTATACGGCAAGCGGTGGCTTGAGACCGCGGCGCTGTTCTCTCCGGAGATGGAGACGTTGGTCGTCAGCGACGCTGATCTGGCCAAGGACGAGGGGTTCGTGGCGTTCTGCGAGCGTCACAAGGACCGGGTCATGGACCCGAAAGCACCGGGCTATGACTACCGGCAGGATCTGGTCCGGTTCGCCCACAAGGTCTTTGCCCTCAAGGTGGCGCTCAAGGCCGCGGCGGATCACGACTACTTGATGTGGCTCGACGGCGACATCGAAACCATGAAGCCTATCGATGAGGACTTCCTTGCGAAGATCTGCCCTGCGGACAAGGACGGGGCGCTGTTGTCGCGGGTTGAGAGTGCGCCGCACCCTGAGTGTGGGTTCATGTCGTTTAACCTCCGACGCAAAGGTCGAGACTTCCTCGAGCGGTATGTTCGGCTCTACGAAGACGACAACGTGCTGAAACTCTCTGAGTTGCACGACAGCCATGCTTTCATGGCCATGCTGGTCGCCCATGTGCAGCATGCGGATTCGGTGTGGGAGGATCTCGCTCCCAAGGGAATTGGCCCACACGGCCTCGATGCCTTTGAGGCGTCGATCCTGACCGACTACTTCGTCCACAAGAAGGGCAACCGCAAGTTTGCGCTGACCAATGCCGAGCTGCTGGCCCGACTCCTGCGGGGGAGGACGGCGCGGGTTTTGCGGCCTACGCAGATGGAGGTAGTTGAGCCTGGGGAACTTGTCGTCCTCGACTGTGACATGCAGCCGGTCGAATTCCTGGCGGCTTGCTTGCCGCTGTTGGACGGGGCGCAGATCATCTACCGCGGCTGGTACTCGTCGGACGCGCGCGGCGCGCATGTGGACACGACCCGGTTTGGCATCAACAACGTCAAGACGGACCTGGTTGCCTTTGAAAGCATTGAGGTCTCTCCCAGCGGCGGGTTTGTCCACCTAGCCGTTGAAAAGGACTTTGAGTTCGACGCCGATCTCCCGGTTTTCCGGCACCGGCAGCTTGCGATCGCGTCGAAGGAGGAGTTGAAGGAGATCACGGCTGGGTCGTTCAGCACGAACATGGTGGTCAAGACGCAGAACTGCGTTGAGAACAGCGTTATCCAGGCCAACATCGTTGAAAACCTTGAACTCATGCCGAATTGGGTGCAGTCGATTGCTCCCCACCGCCGCAGGGCGATCATCATCTCGGCTGGACCGTCCCTTGAGATGCCGGAAACTCTGGCGGCAATCCGCAAGGAGATCCTGGACGGGGCTGTGGCGTTTTGCGTGAAGCACAGCCATGCCAAGCTCATTGCCCGCGGGATTGTCCCGTTTGGCTGCGTCCTGCTCGATCCCCGTCCCCATGAAGGGATCTCCACCCATGGCGAGGCAAGGGCGGATCTTCTGCCGGCGGCTCATCCTGGCGTCCGATACTTCCTGGCCTCGATGGTTGACCCCTCGACCACCCGCCGATTGTTGGAGACCGGTGGCAATGTCTGGGGCTGGCACGCTGCGGTTGGCGCGGACGAAGCGTCTGTCCTTCCTAACCATCACCGGAAAATGTTGATGGGGGGGGGATCTTCTTCTGCGGGCCGTGCTATGATCCTGGCTTGGCAGTTCCTCGGGTTCTCTTCGATTGGCCTGTATGCTTTCGATTCCTGTCATCTGGACGAGACCAAGATCGACAAGAATGCGCGGCATCAGGACGGAACGGAGAAGTACTTCGCCATGGAAGTCGGGGTCGCGGGTAACAACAAGACGTTCTGGACCGACCGAGACATCCTTTGCCAGGCGCAGGACTTCACCCGTTTCCTCAAAGAAACCCCGTGGATACATTGGGACGCGCATGGACCTGGCATGGTTGCATGGCTCTGGAAGAACACGAAAGGCCGGCTTCCAAGGTTTGAGGATGCGTTTGCATGAACGACCGCAAGTGGCGTGGCGATAACGAGAAGATCAAGCGCAAGAAGCGGCAAGCTCTTTCGGCGCTGCTCGTTAACGTGGCTGAAGGTCTGGAGATGGAGGCGCGCAAAGAGATCGCGCAGATCTGCCTCACGGACTTCAACTCCGACCGCATGTCGCGGCAGGGGTGGGATGCCATGCACGCCGACTGGGTTGCGGTCTACAACCAGCAGGACGCGCCGATCAATCGCCCCTGGGAGGGCAGTTCGACCGAAAGCCTGGGTCTGCTGACTGAGGCGTGCAACAGCTTCCAGGCCCGCGCTTACAAGGCGTTCTTCCCATCCCGTATGCCGGTCGCCGCCATCCCTGTGGGTATGCAGGGCGAGGGTGCGACGGAGCGGGCCAAGCGGGTTGGCCAGTATCTGCAATGGACGCTGTTCGTTAAGGACCAGTCTTACAAGGAGGACAAGGCCGCGATGCTGTTGCGCGTGGCCGTCCACGGGTCTGACTTCTCCAAGACCTACTTCGACCCGGTGATGAACAAGATTGTCGTGCGCCCGGTGCGTGCGGAGGATCTCTACGTCCCCTACTCCGCTGGTCCGGTAAACATCGAGGACGTGACGCGCAAGACCGAGTTGATCCACCTGCCCCTGAACGAGGGACGCATCCGCGCGAGCGAGGGATACTTCCTCGTCGCTCCGGACCCCATGTTGATCGGACAGTTGCGGTCGCCCATTCAGGATCAGAACGACCAGGACACGGGCATCATACAGGTCCAGTCCGAGAGCGACGACTACGCCCAGATCATCGAGCAGCACCGCGACCTCGACCTCGACGGGGACGGGATCGCAGAGCCGTACAAGGTCTGGGTGGATGTGACCTCTGAGGAGCTTCTGCGGATCGAGGTCCGATACGAGGTTGACGACACCGGGCGTCCGACGAATGGGCGTTTGCCGATTGAGGAATACACCCACTACCGCTTCCTGGTGAACCCTGACGGCTTCTACGGCTTCGGCCTTGGGTTCATGCTTGGAAACGCAAACATCGCCATTAACAAGTTGCTGCGCCAGTTCATCGACGCGACGACTCTGAGCATTGCCGGCAACATGTCCGGTTTCATCTCGGAGAGCCTGAACGTTGGTAAGGGGCCGGTGAAGATGGAGTTGGGGAGCTTCCGATCTGTATCGGCAAGCACCGACGACATCCAGAAGGGCATCAAGACGATGTCTTTCCCGGCCCCCCCGCCAACGGTCATGCAAGCGATCAGCATGCTCGAGGCGCGGGCGCAGCGCATCGGGGCCACGACGGATGCGGTGTCTGGCGATGTGACCAAGGTTCTTCAGCCCAGTACGGTCAGCCAGTTGATCGACCAGGCGCTGATGGTCTTCACGTCGGTCCAAGAGTTCCTGCTCAACTCCTGGTCGAAGGAACTGAACAAGATATACCGGCTGAACGGTCTGTACTTCCGCGGGTACGAGGCGTTCATCACGCTGACTCCGGACGGCACGGAGCAGAACATGGTCACGGCGGAAGACTTCATGCAGGACATGATGATCATGCCGGTGGCCGATCCGCGGCTGTCGAGCCAGCAAGCCAGGGTTCAAAAGGCGCAGTTCCTGTTTGAGTTCGCAACGAAGAACCCGCTGATCGCCAGCAACCAGGATGCCCTGCTCAAGGTGTCGCGCCGTCTCCTTGAGGAGATGGAGATTGAGCAGATCGACGCCCTGTTGCCGCGTAGTGTGGAGGAGATGCCGCCCCCGCCGCCAGATCCAAGGGCCATTGCGGAGCAGCAGAAAGCCCAGATTGAGGCGCAGAAGCTCCAGATGGAGCAGCAGAAGACGCAGCAGGAACTGGTCCTTGAGCAGCAAAAGCAGCAGATTCAGGCCCAGATGGACGCGCAGCGCATCCAGGCGGACCAGGCGTTGCAACAGATGCGGATTGAAGGCGAGCGCATGGTGGCGCAGATGCGGCTTGAGAACGACCGCATGATTGCCCAGGAGAAGCTGGCGCTTGAGCGCGAGATCCAGCAGATGAAGTTGCAGATGCAAGCGCAGATCGATCGCGAGAAACTTGCCATTGACGCTCAGACCAAGCGCGAGGAGATCCAGGCGCGGAACTCTCCCCGAGAGGTCAAGATATCGTCTGAACCGCGCGAAGTCGTGCTGAAGAGAGGATGAAATGCCAAAGGGCCTGACGTTTACCAATGACTTCCTGAAGCTGTTCTTCAATGGCGGCGCGATTGCCAACATTGCGGACAACGCAGCGTCGTCGCCAATCACGAGCCTTTGGCTTGCCCTGCACACGGCTGATCCCGGTTCGGCGGGGAACCAGTCTACGAACGAGATCTCCTACACATCGTATGCTCGCGTTGGCGTGGCGCGGACTTCCGCGGCGTTTACGGTTTCGGCGCGCACGCTAAGTCTTGCCGCGCTACAGGCGTTCCCGGCCTCAACTGGAGGCGCTGCGGCATCTGCCACATTCTTCTCGGTCGGAACGGCAAGCTCTGGCACGGGGAAGATCTTGTATTCCGGCACGTTGACGCCAGGGATTTCGATCAGCAATGGCGTGACGCCGCAGATCAATTCTGGCACGATCATCACGGAAGACTGATATGGCTGACAACGTAGGTATTACCCCAGGCACTGGCGCAACCGCTGCCGCCGACGAGATCGACGGCGTGCTGCACCAGCGCGTCAAGATCACGGTCGGCAGCGACGGGGTCTCGCGCGGGGACGTGGATGTCACGAACCCCATGCCGGTGCGGCAGGACGACCTAAGGTCTATCGAGCAAGCAGCAGAGCAACTCAACACCGCCAAGATCCCCACGGGCAACGACGAGCCGCTTCAGCTTGTCGGCTTGCACCCCAACTTCCCGCTGCCCATCGACACCGCGACGCCTATGCCGATTGCGGGCATTGGGCCGATTGGAGAGCAGCGGCAGGTTGCTGTTGAC